CCTTGCAGAGCCATAGCCGGTATTCCCAGATTGTACCATAGACACATGGCATCTTTCCTTGAGGAAGTGATAATAACGGCTTCATCAGATTTCTTTTCTGCAAAAAGGAAAGCCTGCTTCCATAAATCCCATACTGACGCATCATGCTTTGAAAGCCATTTCATAGTCTGAGAATACGGCTGATAGAGCTTTATGCTCTCTTTGCCGTCTTTCCATTCGAAATAGGCATAGGCATATTTATCCATTGGTACTGTAATGGTGCTTTTCTTTCCATCAATCTCCCTGGTGAAGAAAGCGTGCGATACTGGATAGACGTTGCACCACTTGGCAAACTCCTCTGGTATTCCGAAGGAACCCCAAAATTCCCTGTCCCAGTCTTTCCATTCCCGTACTTTTACTTTAATAGATGAATTGCTGGTCAGATGGACTTTACCATTATATCTTCTGATAAGACTGAATCTCGGTATCTGATTTTCTGTATCCAGTTTTATTTTAAGAAGGGCTTCTGAATAGGTGACATTCCAGAGTTTAGCCATTAACTTTATTATACTTCCGGACTCGCCTGTGCCGAAGTCCTTCCATGTAACTGTATTATTCCATTCCTGCAAAGCAAAGGAAGGCCTGTCATCATTATTCCTAAGAGGAGATTGTATTGTCACAGGAAGGTTTTCCCTGATACCAAGATATCTTATGAGGATATCTCTATCTGACATAGAGACATCCTCACGAGATATTGACAGTTTAGTTTTCCTTGTCGCAGTTACCATGACTAATCAAACGGAAGGTCGTCATCAGCACTATTGTCTGCAATGAAGTTGCCCGCTTCGTCAAACATGGTTCCGCTCTTCTCCTCAACGACAGTGGCGGTTGCAACCCATTCCTTGACTGGTTCGGCACTGAAAGTATAATCTGACGATGAATATCTGTCCATAAATTTGTCAATGAGACGTCTTGCTCCGGGATACTCCCCTGAGTTCCTGTCAGGAAGTGCACCGTTTCCGATATATCCGTTGTTAAGGAAGGTCTGATAGCTCTTGTTGTCGTCAGTATTCTTGAGGCCAAGGACAACTTTTACACAGTTGTTAGGCTGCAATGATACATACTGTGCAAGTTCGCTGATGTCACCCTTGCAGAGTGCATTCCAGTTGTCAATGGTAAGTTTACCAGGGTTCTTTGAAGCTACCCATGCGTTCTTTGTCTTGTCGAATACCTGCATAGGTGTGACATTAAGATACCTGAACAGGAAATTCACCAACTCTTCTTCTCCCTGATGACAGAGTTTATACGGAGTGGATATGTTGGCTTCGCCGCTGGAATACATTGGAATCTTATGAGCGGTAATTTCTTCTTTGGTTCCCCATGCGGTACGACCATAAGCGTCGATAATCTTTGCCTTGTCTCCGGCTCTATTTACGCTAATCTCCGGCCTGCACCAAAAGTCAAGAGGAACTATAGGTTTCTCATCTAGGTCCTGAATCTGTACGAGAAAACGTACTCTTACATTCTTGACATTGTTACCGTTGACATCGGCCTTCTCGATAACATAAGTAGGTTCCTGTGCATCTTCTGCAATGTTCCAACCGAATTTACGAAGCTTCTCGTTATCGGGATTGATTGCAACGATATTGACGGATGCGACACCTACATACTTACGGACATCAACGAATTCCCCATTGGAGGGAGTCTTGCTTACATTGTAATTTTCAATCATAATTAGTTTTCTTTAAGTTTATTATCTCTTTCTTTTTCTGTTAATAGATTTTTATTTTCAAATGGAGGAATAGCAAAACTCTGAAGTTCGTGCTCATGTCCTTTCCATCTTTCTTCCCACAAATCCTCCGATCCTTCTCCATTACCTGTGAGCACAACTAGTACACCAGGATGTTTCTTCGCCACTTCCGTTATCCAGCCGCTAAGGTCATAGAGCTTTGCATAGCAATAACCGCTGTCAATAAGCGATTGTACATCAGAATCTATCTTGCCATTGTATTTGCTTATTTCAAGCAAGTCTTTCTCAAAGTCTTCGGTTTCTTTTGGATCACCTTCGAGCATTAATCCGAATTCTGTATAGTATCCCATATCAGAACTCCTCCTCTTCGTGGTCTTCTACCGCATCCGTCTGGATATAAGCAACCACAGTTACATATTTTTTGACAGTATCACGTACAAGCTTATCTACAACTTCTAAAGGAAGCATATAATCATAGACAAGTTCCGTACTGGTCTTCTCAGCATTTTCGATGGCTTTTTCTATTTCGTTTTCGAAGGCCTCAATTTCCTTTACGGTGCCTCTGTAACGGATACCGTATTTAGAACAGTACTTTCCCATATTAATTCCACTCTTCGGGCATATCAGGCCAATCATCCAGATTCATTTCGGACATTTCAGTCGCATCCTCAGTAGTGTCAACTGCTTTGGATTCGATGTTCTCATTATCCGGAGTTGTTTCATCTACAGTGACATCAGTTTCCCATACTCCAGAGTCATCACTAAGAGTAGAATCGCTTATATCGTTAGATTCATCATCATCAACGTTATTATCGTCGAAGATAGTATCTACAATCTTGTCTTCCTTCTCTCCATTCTCTTCTGTCACATCAGGTGTCTCCTGTTCTGTCAGTGTTTTCTTGCGAGGCTTACGGGCTCGTGTACTCATTGAAATTTCAGGACCGTTATCACGTGTGTTCTTCCAGAACTCATACTGTTCTTCGGCTTTTGCAAGGCTTGCATTGAGTCCGGCTTTCGCCTCTTCGCATTTCCTCTTGTATTCTTCGTCTATGCTTTCCAGAGTTTTCTTAATCTGTGAAATCATAGACTCAAATCCTTTGATAACTCCGTCAAAATAAGAATTGTTTGTCTTTTCAGAATTTTCCATATGGTTCTAATAATTAATGAATTTGTTTAGAAATTATAATGTTTAATGTAATCTGCTGGAATATTGGAAGTTAATGTATATAAGAAACTGTTGTCTTTGGTTCCGTCGAATACGGGAACATAAATGACCGGCTTATTGCTCCTCATTATTCTTCCACATTCTTGCACTGTTATTCTTGAATTACCGCCGAGCTGCACGATGACACCACAATCTATATCCACCAAATTCTGCCCTTCGATTAGTTTTCCTACAACGTAAAGTGAGTTTATCTCATGATTGTTAAATTTATCAAGATGATTCATCGAAGTAGGGGATTTTGATGTGAAGGCATGGTCGCCACCCAACTGTTCGGCTTGTTTAATGGATGAACAGAAACACAGAAATCTTTTACCTTGTTTGTTGAGCTGTTCACATAATGTCTGTATCATCGCCTGTTTACGCTGTCCCAGGAATCTCTTCCTATCGCTCCCGGCTTTGAGCATCTTGAGTTCAAGAAAGCGATTAGGTCTTTGTGTATATAAGTCCTTGTAGGTTTTTACAGTTTTCTGGAGAATATCGTAATATGCCTTATCGGTGTAGTAAGCACCCTGATAGGGATTACGATGTACGGTATCATCCAGAGCCATGTGACAAACATTCACGGTAGGAGAGGGTAGAATGTTCCATTCTATTGCTTTTTTCAGGGACACATAGGATTTCTCAAATGGTCCATACGCATTTTCCAACGCTTTTGTTTCCTCTTCATCAATGACGGCACCCAGTGCCAATACATATTCGCCACAGACAGTATCACATATAGCCCGTCTTTTCGCTGTATCCACGTGCGGTGATTCATCGAATACGAGGAGGTCCCATTTGGTGTCTTTGTATTTATGAAATGAAGCATAGCAAGCGATTGTTACCTTTTCCCTGCTGACTTGGAATTTATCAAACTCTACTTCCCAGTTCTGTATGTTATTCTGTTCAGGAACTAGTATAAGACAATCCATACCGGGATTGTCTTTAAGGAATCGCAACACAATCCCGCTTTTTCCACAGCCGGTACACCATTGACATATAAGTCGATGTTCTTTAGCAAGCCTGTGTGCTGCGATTCCTTGAAGTTCATCCCTAGTCATCAGACAAATATTTTGGACATATCCATTTTGAGGTTATTATTCTCATCGGATTCTCCAACTACGAATTGCTTACCTCTAAGATGGAGTGGCCTCGCCTCTCGGATATCTCCAGCACCGCCCTCAAAAGAGATATAAGTCTTATTGCCCTCTCTGTAGATATAACCAACAGCGTCAGCTTCGCCGCAGATTATATCTCCAAGTTTGCCAGCCAAATCGACGACGAGCTTGGAACTTTCTGCTCCGTTAAGCTGAATCTGCTTGTCCTTGACATGACATACAAGAATCAACGTGTCGCAGAACGGCATGAACATATGGATAACTTCCTTTAGTGCATTCCGGAGATACAGATATCCGGATCCATTTGGAAGAAGCCTCACGTCAGCTTTCGTATCAAGGATTGGTTTGTTGTTACTATCCTTCACTATGTTATTGTTCTTATCACGCAGATATCCCCAATTCTGACC